GTCTTTCATGGGTTTTATTGATATCATCAAATCTACCACACCAAGCTGCAACTATTTTATCTTGTTCTGTATAGTTAGTAGTCTCCCCTTTATCTACACGAGTTACCTCAACTGGATTCTTGTATACATATATGGAACATAGTGATTCTGAGGTAGTTGTCTTTCCTTCACCAACTGGGTCAATAGATGCATAATAGGTACCCCATTCTGAATTAGGTTGAGGTCTTTCCCAAACCACTAGAACCCCGGTTTTATCCTCAGTATTCTTAGTAATAGGAAACTCACTAATAGGTAGCTTGTTTGTAAGTTTAGGTTCTATCTTACCAGTGATATCTCTTTCAAGATTTATGAATTCATAAGGATATTCTTTTTCTTCGATTCTTCTTTTTTGAGCACCTACTAAAGCCAATGGAAATTTAGATACCTTTCTAAATGCAAATGCTTCAGCTATATTCTTTGGATGCTGCGATATACGCAACTGATATTGTTCAGGTGTAAGATCCTTTTTCCACTTAATTCTTTGATTATCAATAGCTTCATTAGATTCCTTTACTAAGGAATTACCATACTGATCAATAAATGGAGGCATAGACCATTGCTCTGGAATAAATAGCCCTGTTTTACCTATAGTACCTTTATCATCTAGAAGATCTGATTCAACTGCATAAATGCTATTAGCATTCGGATAAAGAATCATTTGCTTAAGAGGTTGGCACTGATCTAAATCTCCCACAGATCCTGCAGCAACAAATAATCCAGTAGTAAGCATACCTGATGACATAGCAGGAAATAAGAATTCTACAGTAATATCCATTTTTGGTGCAATTCCTGCTTCTTCATGAAAGAAAAAAGTACATGGACCACCTACTCCAGAAGTAGGATCTTTCTCAAAAGTAACTCCTTGAAGTACACCTTTGAGACCTCTCATACTCTTTCTACCACCTATTACTTGTTCAATTTGCTGTTGCCACATTCCTATTTTACCTGGATTCATAGGTCTATACCAAGCAGTATGTAAATCAAGAAAAGACTTATATTCATTAAGAAATTTCCAAGATCCTTTTTCATTAATATAATCTTTAAGGCTGGCACCCATTTTTACAATAGGAGTTTCTTCAAACCAAATAAGATTAATCATCTTTGCACAATGAAAATAAGATGATGCTATTTGTCGCTTTTTGAGAATAGCTACATGCTGATAGTTTAGTTCTGCAAGAAGCTCATAGAGTGCCATGTGATATTGTGCATCTCTGACAGTTGGAAAATCAAACTTTCTTTTTTCTTTGTCGTTAATTGGTAAGAAATTGAGCCACATGTAGTATTCTCTGGAAAGGTACCATGTGTGTTTATCATCTTTAAAGATTGCTCCATATCTACATTTTTCTTTTTCATCATCCCAGTATTTTCTGTAATCTTTACTACCCATTGGAGAAACACAGTAGAAATTCTGTTCTCTAAATATCTGAGCTTCTGAATTAAAAAATAAAGAAGTTTCATTGAACTCATATTTACCGGGCTCCTTAAATAAAGATAATACAAAATCTTTGTACTCATCTCGAGTATCAAATTCAGTGTATTCCCAAACCCCTTTATTCCAAGTAGGTATTTTAATATAACTAGCCATTAATCAGTTTCTTGATTTTTTTTGGATCACCTTCACCTATATTAATCACTTCTAGAAGAGTTGATTGTTTATTAGATTGAAGTAAAGATTGAGGCTTTTCTCCATTAAAATAAGGCACCATATCTTGTCTATAGAAAGCGGACCAAATTTCAGTATAAGGGTTGTAATGAAACAACCAATCATTCATAAATTCTTTTTTCATTGAGATTAGATTTGATCATAAGCAAGGCCTGCACCGCCTCGCACATGAGATTGTTGTTCTTCTTTAAGATCTTTGTATGCTCCTTTAAAAGAAGCTCTAATACCATCAAAGTTTTTAGCAGCAGCTACAAGGGAGTTAATATTCCCATCTCTACCATGAGTGATTGGGGTATTCTCCATATATACAGCTAATTTATCTAGCATTGATTTTAAACCTTTATAAGCTCTAGATGTAGGTGTTTCATACATTTTATTACATTTACCTAGAGCTACTATAATTAAATCATCATCAGCCGAAAAATCCGCTTCAACATCTTTTAGGATAACTTCTTCTTTATCTACCTCACTCATATGAAAGTAAGGATTAAAATCAGGATTAGGGCAACTCATATAAAAAAGATACTTATAGATATTTAAGTAATTGTCCGGGTAATTGTCCATAATAGCCTTTAAAAAGTTCAAAGCATAACAGTGCTCTGTAGCTATAATCTCACCATTCTCTATATCAAATAATCTAGTTGTCATTATTGTATTTTTTAAATAGTTTTTTAAACTCATCATAGGTTTTATCAATACAATATCTTGAACCGTCTTTCATATAAATCATAACAAAAGATTCTAAATTGCCATCATCATCAATTGATTCTCTAAAGCTATCTACATCATACATATTGATCATTTGCCTTACTCGGTAAAGTTGTTCAATACCCATATCTTCTTTCATTTTAGCATTTTCTAAAACACCTATTAATTCTAAGTAAGGAGAGAGTTTTTTGCTTTTAACTTCTTTACAAAAAGTTTGAATGTGTTGGTAAGGATCATTACTCATTTCTTATTTTCTTTTAACCAGTTAATCATATCAATTACTTCTGCCTTTAAATAAGGCAACTCATAAGGTACTACTTCTTTTACTATAGGGTTATCATCTTGATCTCTTTTTGTAATAGGATTACCATATTTATCTTTTGCTTCCTCTTCAAATATAATGTGATGAAGAGTAAGTTTACCTGATTTATACTGTGGATTGTGCTTTAATATGATGTATAGATAAGTACTTAATTGTAGAGCATAATGATTGAAATTGCAATCATCCATATGTGAACAAGGGCCACTCATTTTTTGAGATATACCTTCCCAGTTTTTATATGACTCTGTCTTGATTTCCTTATTGGTTTTGTAATCAATAATATTGACAGTGTTTTTAATAACTTCTACAAGATCTGATTGTCCACATAATGCTGCTGACTTAAGATATACTAAATGTTCAGGATAAATTCCTTCAGTAAGCTTTTGATCAGGTGCAAACTTTACACCATCTTGAATAATAGGCTTAATAATTGGAATTGCAATACCTTGTCTTTCTATAGTATCTATACCTGTAATATCGGACTCTCTTTGGTTATGATACCAAGTACCTAAATCAGTAGCTCTTTTAGCTTCATTTGCCCAAATCTGTTGAATCTCTTCTGGCGATATACCGTGCCACTTTGAGCGCTTATTCTTAGATGGTTTTGCTGCTACTTTAATAGTATCAAACTTATCCTTAAATAAACTAACAAACTTAGTTACACTAGTCCATTCAATTAATTCATCTGGATTAAGACTTGTGTAGGAGTGAGTTTCTGATTTGAATATGAGTGTCATTTGAGTTGATATTAGATTCCTAATTCAGTATTTAATGTATCTTCTTCTTCCTCAGTAAGATAAGCACTCCACTTAGGTCCTTTAGGATGAGGACACTCAGAAGCCAGGGATCTTGTTTTGAAATCTAGACTGCAACCACACTCTCCACAACAAGGCTTACTTCCAGGTACTAAGCATGCATCACCTTTAAGATCAAGCAATTCACAATTATCACAAATTGATTGTCTTTCTGCAGCAATAACTTCTACATATTCTTTTTTAAAGAGGCTGTTCTGGATTCCCTCCAGAATTAGAGCTTTGTTTCTCCAAATTTTTTTGATATTCATTTTTCTTAATTTTTGATTGGTCTCTTTTCATTTCTTGAATATCTAACATCAATTGCATATTAACCAGTCTTTCTAATTTGTTATCAATGATTTTCATTCTTTGATAACCACCAAATTTCTTAGGATTTACATACTTCTTAAGATTAGTAAAATCCTCTGTAAATTCCTTAAGCTTTACTGGCCTTATTGTCATTTCACCTAATCCATGAAGAGTTATTGCCGGAAATTCTAATCCAGTTAAACTTTTTCTTATTTTACTCCAATAGAAAGAGGTCAGGTCTTTTACAAGATTCTGATCAATATTTAAACTTTTAGCTGTAATATCAACTATTACTTTAGATTTACTCGGGCTCAATGTATACTATTTTATAGTCAAGAACTATGTTACCTGAAGACTGAACTTTAAGAGAGTCTGACAAAAAGATTTTCTTTCTGTTTTTACCTTCTTTAGTTATAAGTCCCATCTTTTCAAGTTTAGTCAAACAATTTCTTACTGTCTGAGGGTTCTTAAATATATGGGACTTATGTTCTAAAGAGGGCTCTTTGTCTCTTTGTTCTTCTGAACATGATGCATTACAAAAATCTGATAATTCAGCTTCTATATTAACACCTAAAAGAGTAAGACAATTAAATTCAGAATCAGATAAAGCTAAACCTTGAATATAACAATGAGTAACAAGCTGGAATTTTACAATATTCCAGTTATCCATTTTTACTTTCTTTGTTACAAGATTTACTTTAGCCATAATTACGCTTGAGTTTTAAGCTTTCTTTCTTTTTTAAATTCACTTATTTCTTGTTGAGCTTCCTCAGCTTCTGGGTCTTGTTTAGGACCTGCCATAACTTGAGCAATTCTCATGGAAGCTACAAGTCTTTTAAGTCTAGCCTCTTCTAAATCGGCAGCTAAGCTTTCTGCCTTTAACTGTAATTCCAACATGGGAATTTGCTCAGTATAATAAGCAGTCATGTTTTCTTTAAGAGCTAAAATTTGCTCTGGAGTAAGTTCTTCTTCTTGAAGATTTTGTGGTTTAGTAGTCATTGGTTTTTAGTTTAAAGATTTATTATTTAGCAAATGTAATATAAAAAGTTTAAATATCAAATAGTTATAAACTAAGAAACCTAGCCTTACGGGGCCAGGTTTCGGGGAAAGGAGTAACCAATAGGGGCGGCTAGTTACTCAAAATTGTTAATACTATCCATTATGATTTCATATCTTTCATAAGGAGGCTCTAGATAAATACATTCTGAATCTACTAGAATTACTATATAAGCCCCATCTATGTAAACCTCTGGTTCATAGTATGTTATATAAGAATAACAACTTGTTAAACAGAGCACTAATATACTACAAATGAGTTTCACTACTTTTAAAAATATTAAAAGATCTTGAAGATGTGATATCAGTAAGTCTTACATATTTTATGTGCACACCCCATTCTTTGCACTCTCTTCTTACAGAGATACTTATTTTATTATTTAGTTTCTCCAAACTTTCTACTAACTCATCCCAGGTATGAGTAAGTACTATATCAGAGATAACGCCTGTTGCTATATCAGATACTGTTTGAATAGGTACACTAGCATTAAGAAGAAAAGGTTTGATATCTGATACAGTGTACAAGATCATCCCACTTATAGTAATGGTTTTATTGTCTTTTGTGCTAAGCTTTTGAGATGGCATTTGAATAGTGTCATCTCCTATATAATGCTGAAGAATATTGTCAATAAATGGAGCTTTAAATACTATGCCTGGTTCTAGTTCTTTTTGAAACTTTCCCATTCTTAATCTTACTCCTTTTTCATTTTGATTAATGATCTTGAGAAACCATACATCAGACCAAATCTCGGCTAATATCTCATATAGTTTATCAAACATAACTTTAAGTTTAGATTATCAGACCATTGTGAATCTCTTTATTTTGTACACTTATATTACCTTGAGAGTTTACATACGCTATTGCAAAACCATGCATCCAATCATTGTTTGGAAGATAATCAGCTCTTAGTCCACATAAACAACCTAGTGTATAATAGGTGGTTATATTTCCTGAAAGTTGATGTTTTACATGTTTTTTATCTGGTCTATGTTTATCTCCTGTCAAAGTACTTTCATGTGATTTTAAAGATACAGCATGCGCAGGAGAAACCCTACTATTTCCTGAGATTTCATTACCGTGGATAATCCAGAGACTACCGTACTTAATAGGCTGAATATTAGGTATCCACATAATCTGTTTCTCACCTAATCTTAATTTGGCTGGAATTGTATATTCTTCATCATCCCATATCTCAATGGCTCTAGCTCTTAACCAAACTGGCCAGCGCTTTTCATGATTACCTTCTTTAAAATAGATAGGTATATTTGGAAAAGCTTTTCTTATAGCTTCTAAAAACTGAGAACCCAGTTCAAACTCTTTTTTAATACGAGCTTTTCCTGGGTCCTTAAAGTGTCTTGATACTTGATGCATATCTAGGATATCTCCATTCAAAAGCAATCCATCTATATTTTCATTTTGTAGATCTCTAATTGCTACTGTAAGGGCACCAATATCATGCTCTGGAATATGCACATCTGAAATAATACCCAGCTTACTAATAGATGTAGGTATAACAAAATGTTCTGTTGGTACATAGTCTGACTCTGGTAAATCAAAAGGATTTATTGGTTTACAGTCAACACCGTAAGATAGAAGATTTAACTTTTTATCTTTTGCAAGTTCCTTTCTGTTAGCTGCACCAGCAGAGCCTGTATAATAACGCAAAGCCCCATAAGCAGAAGAAATACTTCCAAAAACTAGTTTATTTTCCGTATAGATTTTCCTAGCTAAAGTTTTTTTTGGACTATTAGGAAATTTTTTGACATACTTTGAAATAATGTCAAAGTAATTTTTCTTATTTGCTGCCATAATTAAAACTCTTTAAGTAAGGTATATGTAAATGCTTTTTGTTTACTTGCCTTAGCTTCGTCAAGAAAGTTTTTAAAATCTGCAGGGTTATTGAATACTTGACAACCAGCAGACCATTTATCAATAATCTTAGAAATTGCTGAAGAATTTGCTCTATGAATATTAATACCAAAAAGACCTGTTTCTGTAGAAACTGTTTCTTCTGATTTATCATCAAGATCTTTATCTCTAAAAACAGTTACAGGCTTTACTTGTTTAAAAGCTTCATACTTACCTTGATGAAGACCAAGAGCCCAAGTGTCAATATATTGGCCAGGTTTGAGAACCGCAGTACCTTTAGGATTCATCATGTTTTTAAGCCAATGTACTCCAGGATTAGTAGTGCCTGTAACCCAAGTAATCTTTCCATTAGAAACTAATCCAATAAGATCATCAAACTCATTAGACTTATCTAATGTAGATCTTACACCTACAATCATGAA